GCAATCTGTTCTGTCGATGGAGCAGCATCCGCTGCGTCGTAATCTGGTACCAGCATCATCGATCCTGGTGTACTTGTCGCACACCTAGTATAATAACAAAATCTCAGGGTGTTAAACCTGTACTGCTCCCATCCAATAGCTTGAGTGCTTAGCCAAGGGAAGGTCACAGCCATGCCTGGATTAAGAGGCAAGGTGTTTTGTACTGAGAAGGTTTCACTTCCAGTTATACTAGTAACTAACTCCCGATGAACAATTCGAGTTCCTCGGGCGCTTCGACTTAAAAATCGAGGCTCACTGGTTTTCTGCCCGCGAGAATATGCAGCTGCCACCCCTGAAGCAGGGAAGCCTGTTGCTCTATTCTTTCGGTTTCGAGTTTTACGTGCTGGACGTTGAGCAGGTGTCCTGCTAGCAATCGCTTGCTTCAACATATTCGAAACTATGTTGACTTGATTGTTTCCGCGTAATGCGGCGCGTCGTTGCCGACGTCTTAACTTTGCTTTTAAACCGGGCATTATGTATGTTAAGTTTTACTATTTACCGTTTGCCGGTAGAAACGGCTAAAGGCTTCGAGAAAATCCCGAATCTCCTTTGAGTGGTAAAACTGTTCAACGACCTGTCGAATCTTTTCCTCCGTCGGTCCCTCACAACATAACTTGTAAAAGGACTTCGGAGCATTTAATGGCTCAGGAGGTCTTCCAACCACGAATCTATGAGAACAAAACTCAAAATCCGTCGGTGAGGCTGGATCATAGGTTTTAACCCTAATCCCCAATGCCTTATACTTCTCAACTGCTCCATCAACTTCCGTTTCAACACAATCATCACCGGCAGCTCTCACTGCCTCAGCTCCTATCAAGTAAGCTGTGATCTCACGGGTTGCGGTGTTGGTGGAGGAAGTGCAGATTTCTCCGCTTTTCATCCAACCATCGACTCGCTGAGCCCACATGACACCATCAGTGAACACATACACAGAGCGGAAGATACAAATCATTCTCTTCCACATCAACTCAGCATAAAAAGAGTCTTCCGACACCCCCATCGCTTTACAACGACGGATCCAGTCTGCTCTAAAATGCCACTTCTGTAAGCTGAATTCCCATCCGCTCACATCACTAGATCTAAGGTTTTTACCCTCAGATTCAAAACAAAGCTGCATCATGGCCCAGAAAATCTGGTCCACTTTCTCTTGGTTAAACCCAAGACCGATGCACGAAGGTACATCGCCCCATTCTGCGATTTGAGCTTTGTTCAGTTTCCCAAACAACAAGCGATCAATCGACTCATCAGTCACTGATCCGCAAATCACATTACGAGGACGACCTTCCTTCAACTTAGCCTCACTAGTCGGTTCATTCTTCTCAATGACCGCTGTGGGGTCTACTAATCCATTACGGACCAACTCAACCGCGGACATATTATCAATTTGTTCAATTGAAAAAGCGCCCAGGGCTGCCAAACGCATTTGGACTCTACTAACTGCTTCCCTCGGATTATTCCTAACCCACTCAACTTTCTTGTGTCCCTCAACCGAATAAGGATAACCGGCATTCGCGTCTTCGTTCATTTCCACAAACGTTGACATAACTTCATAAAAGCTTGGAATCCGATCATCGACCCAATGTGGTTTAGCACATTTGGCTCCTTTATCCGCTGCTTTTTCAGCAGCAAATCTAAGATTACTAGGCTCAGGAATCACCTGAAACTTGGACGTAGCGATTTTAAGAGAGCTACGACAACTCTCCCCGGTTCTTGGAGGATACTTAAATCCTTGTAGAATCGGAACTTCGGTTAACATTTCTGTTACCCACTCAGGCTCTTCTCTCTTCTTACACTCTTTTGCACGAGGTGGTACACACCATCCTACCTCACTCAATTGCTCAGAAATTTCGACGGCGTCTGCACGCCATTGATATTTAGCCCGCCGGTCATTTAAAGACCTGACTTCGGCCCAGGGAGCTTGGGCCACGAGGAGAAATCCTCCACGCTTTCAGCTTCAGCCAATTGCTTTCGGAGGAGTTCGTTCTCACGTTTGAGTTCAGCCGTCTTCTCATGACGAGCCTTCTCCTTGTTCTCTTTTCGCTTATGGGCTTCTTGAACATCGAGGGATTGACGCAACATCTTCTTGAACTTACGTAAACAAGTCAGATGATGGTCACGAAGAGGAATCTCAGTTCTCTCTTTCTCGGTCAAAACAGGCCAATTAGCGCGAGCTCCTTTAGAACGAAGGAGCTCAACTTCGGCTGAGATTTTGTCAATCTCACTGGTTTGAGTGGCAGCTAGGACTGCCAAGGAACTTTCCTTCTTGCGATCAGCAAGTTCCTTTGATAAGAGGTCGATCTTTTTCGTCAAAAGAGATCGTCGGTCACGCATCTTATCAATCTCAGCCAACTCAGCACGAGCTTGAGCTAAAGATTCCTCCATTACCGCTGTCGGAACCTTCTTTTCTTTAGGAGCCATAGCCTCAACTCG